CGCTAGGCCCGGTCCCATTTGCCACGCCAGAACGCGCGCTTCAATACTCGCAAGGTCGAACTTTAGGGCCTCAGCGTTAATACGCTCGCGCTCCTTACGCCACCGAGCGTGTGCCTTACGACGTGCTCGACGTGCCTTGTTTGCCTTACGACGTGCGACGCGCAGCTCCCCGTTCGGGTCGCGCTTAGCCTTGTTGCGCTTACAACGTTCAACCATCTTGTCGTGCGCTATCTTCTCTATCTCCGCGAGAAGCACCTCAGGCTCCAGCGAGAATGCCTCGCGGTCCCGGTCAGCTGAGAATGACACCGGGTCGGTAATCACAGGCTTGCCGTCCTTGGTGAACATAATGTTACCGCTGTGCATATCAAAGGACGCAATCCCGTAGAAGAACTTGCGAATCATTTGACACGTCTCGATAAACGGCTGGTCAGTCTCCGCGTAGTCCGCTGGGTCCGATTCACCTTCGACGAAGTAATATGCGAGGTCTGCGTAGCGATCGTGCTCATTGTTCGACCGTCGGCATGGTTCCAGCTCATCCAGAACCACCGTATAGCATCCAGCGTGACGCGCTACGTGGTAGACATTAGGTATCCCTACCCGGCCTTGATGCATCCGGCAGAAAGCCACGTAGGCGGCCCCTGAGTCTTCTTTCTTAAAGCCAACCTTAATGACCTTACCCGGCAGCAGCTCATGCTTAAACGCTGCGCTGAAGTGACCGTTGCCCAGCAGGTTAAACCCAGCGTCTTTGGCCTTAATCTTCAGGGTTTGCCAATAGTCCTGACGTTCCAGACCCCAATCGCTGTCCGTATCGTCACCGTCGGACGTCTCACAGTTCACAATGTCTGCGATGAGTGCTACCAGCAGTGGCTGGCGCTTGTCGAGTTCACAGATTGGCAGGTTACGGATGACGTCTAAGCGTTCTTGCATGTCGGTGTAGTTCATTAGGTTGTTTCCTTAAGTGTGTGTGTCAGTGGTTTAGTTAGTTGCTACTCGTTTCCAGCCTATAGGTGACCGTATGTAGCCGTCTGGTATCCGCTGAGGGTGGTGCAACTCCGTGTATACTTGTTGCATTACCCATTTACGCTGTCTAGCTGGTAATCTTCCAGCCCTTGCAGCAAGTATTCTCCTTGTCCGCTTCTCCCCGGCACCGTATGGCATCACCATTCGTGCAATTTTGAAGGCTTTCTTCAGGTTAGTGCGTTGCGACATAGAATATTCCCACTTTGTTAGCCTTAAAGCGGCCATTAGGTAGCCGTACAGTAAAGCGAGGCAAGAAGCCCCACTTCAGGTAACTGAATGATGCTTTGTGTAACTTGAGACCCTTGCGAAAGTCCCGCACAAAGTACAGGACAATCAGGGCGTACACGCTAATTACGAACAGGGTTGCCATACATCACCTTATTTGTGCGATAAGTTTGCGCTAGGTGCATCATTAGGTAGTCGTGCGGTCTGCCCAGTGAGAGCAGCCAGCGGTAGTGCCTTAGGTCGGCCTGAGTGAGCCCATACTTAATCATCACAGTCTTCCTCTTCATCCTCAGAGTCTTCCCACCAGATAATCCCAGAGTCGTTCAATACGTCGTTGTACAGTGCCTCATAGATGCGAGCCTGACAGATTCTGCTCACGTCCTTGGTGTCAGGAATGAGACCCGAATCGTCGAACTGGTGGTCAATACCATCGGCAGCCATCACCGTGAAAATCTCACTGTAATAGTGCGGAACCTGACCGTCTACCACCTCGTGCAGTGCGTCAGACCAATCATCCTCTTCAGTGAGTTCATCCTGTTGGATGCGTTCATTGAACAGCTCAACAGTTGCAGCCAGAAGGTCATAGTATGCGTTAGCGTTACGTTCCATGGTGTGTATCCTCAATGTTGCGTTAGTGGTTATCTTTCAGGCCACCACTTTGATGACCTGTCGTTAACCGCTAGTCGCCACACTCTTGCGAGTGGGTGACGCAATCTGTGTAATCTTGCAGTGCCTCACGGAATGAGTCGAACACGGTGAACTGTAAGCCGTATTGTACCATGTACTTGGTGGCCCCGGTGTAGTCCCGTGCTGTCGTCATAATGACCCCGTGGTTCAGTGCCTGCATTACGATTTCCATGCTATGTATCCTCAATGTTGCGTTAGTGGTTATCGTTGTGGTTACTCTCAGGGTGACAGGACGTACCTTGCCAGAGACCTGAATGTAACCACTAGTTAAACACTATTGTCATGGTGTACATATCAGCTTGACTAATCCATATTGTTAAAGAGCGTTGCTACTAGGTACTGCGTGTTACTGAGACTGCATGTTACTACGTGTTCATCGTTGAGTCAACCATTTTCGTATGTCCGGTTGATGACTACTTGAGACCCTTCAGCATCCATCTAGTAACTCGAAGTATGCTAGTGGTTGGTAGCGTTGTGTCTCTCAACTGGTAGCCATTAGACCATAGCTGTTACCTAATGTCAATACCCTAAGTTAAACTTTATGTAGACCTATAGTGATAGTGATCTTTATGGTGATGGTCTCTAAGTAATACTCTAAGTGTCTCCCTATAGTGTGTCCTAATTGATTGGTGTATTGACACTGACCACCAATAGCCTTATAGTGATGACTCACCGATATCATCTTGTCCCGCTCTCAGTGTCTCAGGGACTGCTAAACGAGATACTTACCGACTCTCTTAATGTGACCTACTAACAGTCACTGCTAAACGTTAGTCAACGCTATGATAATAGCAACGGTGAACCTAAGGTATATGGTCTCAGGTATTACCTCAGGTGGTTACCTCGGGTCTAACCTCAGGTGGTGACTCAAGGTGTGACTTAATGAGTACCAACAGATAGGGACACAGAGACATCAACATATAGTGTCCTCAGGTCACCCACACCACAACATATAGTATCACCTCAGGTTTCCCCAAGGTACCACCCAAGGTTAAACCGAAGGTTTAGGGGTACCCATGGTTACTTTGGGTTACTGAGAGGGTACCGGGGGGGATAACCAAAAGTTTAAACTGTGAGATGTACACTCAGAACTTTATGTAAAATTCTTAAAGGTAACCTCAGGTAGTCCTCAGGTCAGTGCATAGACCCATAGGTAGACCCAGTGAATCACCTAAGGTTAACTTTAAGTATTGACTACAGAGGGATGGAGTGGTGTATGCTGATAAGCATCACTACGGAATCCCTAGCGCGTCAGGAAGACCCTAATCGCTACAAGTGAGTAGAGAGCACACGAGAGTCTCCAGTCCACCGAGTTGCTGCTGAGTAACCAGTGAAGCCCCAAGGGCACCAGCAAGTACCAGCAGAAATCGCCAAGTAGTCCTATGGCGCAGTAAGGTTAACAATAAGCGCATAGGTCCTCCTTATGTTGGCTCTTAGTGTCTTATAGTGAGAGGGTGATATTATCATCACTACCCTCTGCCTTTAAGGAGACTTAAAGTGAATAACTATATGAATGAATCTTTAAGTTGTCTTATAGTAATCTTTGAGTGGTCTCTCCCTATAGTGTGCCCTAATTCCAAGTGTCTGTTATACATAGAGTTTCCTCAAAGTGGCCTTCCGTGGCCTAATGAATCCTTATGCACAATCCTTGCATAATCACCATGCGATGAACATAGTGTCATCCCCGTCGTCTTCCCACCGGATGTCCACACCGTTGCTACTGGTGGCCCGGAACTGGGAGATGTTACTCAGGGGCTTCTCCATGTGGTGCTCCAAGAACTCCTGAAGTACCTCAGCCTCTATCTTCACAGCGTCCTGCTGCATCGTAGAGCGTAGGAACTCGACACCCAATGCTAGCGCATCAAGTCGGTCATCGTGTGCCACAGCGCCCTTCTCACGGCTCATACGGGTCATCTGGTAGAACAGGCTGTACTTCAGAGCGTGCTTACCGTCTGCGTCACGTGCCGTCTGGTAGTCCTGTCGGATTACCTCGTCGCGGATGACCAAGCGGTGACTTGCCAGTACAGGCTCAAGGGTATCGCAGATACGGACCTCTTTCATGCCACGAGCACGAATCTCTTCGAGTTGCGCTGGGTGATGCTTCAGGAGCACAGGCTGGAACACGTTACCGAACATACCGTCACCGAAGTTGCTCTCGAAGACCACAGTCTGCACCTGCCACTGTTTGGCTTTCTTAGCGAGGAACTCAAGGGACTTCTCTTCGTACCCACGAGTACCGCCAGCGTCCATCAGGTAGATGTAACCGTTGAGGGTGTACAGTACGCACCAGCCAGTCTCATCCTTACCGCGACCACTTGGGTCAATGACCAGAATCTTACCCTGATACGCACCAGTGTTACTGGAGGCTGTATGGAAGGAGTAAATCTCGTCACCCTTCATGCCCACGTTAGGAAGCTCCTCATTGCGATTCTGACGGTTCGGCAACCACTGGTAGTGCATTGGGGCCTTGTCCATCTGTAGACCGCATACGATAGCGTCACGGAGGCGTAGCGGGTACTTCTCGGCGTCACTGAGGTTCGGGTTAAGCATGAACTGGAGCGTATAGCCCGCCTTGCCGTATTCCACCTCACGTTCCTGAAGGTCCATGGAGTCGAAGCGAACCGGGTCAGTAGGTTGACTACCGAGACCCTCTTTGTCCTCATCGTACTCACTGCGGAGCATAGGAGCCAGCCTGTCGCCATAGTACAGGTCTTCCTCTTTGGAGCGAGGATACTGTGCAGGCCAAATGATGGTGGAGTACCCACGGTTGTCCTCAAGTTCCTTGTAGAGCGTCATCTCGGTCTGAGGAGTACCCAGATAGATAACACGGCTAGTCGGGAGAGGTTTCAACAGTGCGGCGAACTCCTGAACCAGCGTCCAGAGTTTCTCTCGGGCACCTTGGGTTGCAGAGTTACCCGGAATCTCCACGTCATCCGCAATGATGATATCGGCACGGCTACCAGTAAGCTGACCCGTAATACCCACAGACTTAACTGACGGGCTGTGGTCAGGCTTGGCAGGGCCTACATCAAAGCTAATCACGGAGTCACGCTGACCGGGGCGAGGCTTAAGCTCACTCAGGAAAGGCAACAAGTCGATGATGTTCTTGATGAAGATGGAGTTGGCGTCCGCACGTTCCTTTGAGGCCGAGACAATCAGTATCTTTAACTGAGGGTCACGCCATAGGGTCCACACTACGAACGCACACGTGATGAACGACTTCCCGATACCACGGAAAGCCTGAAGGATAAACTTCTTGTTCTTTGGGTCTGCCAGACACTTGGCCATGTCGATTTGACACTTGGTTGGTTCCGGCAGGTTCAGGGCCTTCCATAGCACGAAGAGAAAGGCGACAAAGTCACCCTTCAATTGCGCAATGATTAAGGCGTTCTTGGCTTGCTGAGAGTTACTCAATGTTCACCTCCCTTCCCTTGCAGCTTACGAATTGTATCCTGTAGGGCCTTCTCTTTGAGGTCGGCCTTCTGGGTTATTGCGATAAGACTTCGAGCAGTTGCTTCGTGTAGTTCGACGGAACCATCAACGAGGCATCGACCGTCTGGTCCTGCGGGGACACTGGTAGGTTTGACTCTGACGCGCAGCCGCTTATTGTCGCTACGCAAATCAGCAATAATCCTATCAGTGCTGCCCTCCAGCCCTTCAAGGTCTGCTTGGTACTTAGCCGATACTGCGTCAATCGCTTTCTGAGTTTCAGCTCTAGCCGTTTGCTTCTTAACGTACTCATTCTGTACTTCCTCCTTCCATTTGGCGTCCGTAGATTGCGAACCCAAGTGCCACCCGAAGGCAAACACCATGATAGCCACAAGATACGGGACGATTCTCTTTGTAAACTCTAGCATAATGCCTCCCGTTGTTTCTCAGATTTCACGTAGGAACGCCTAGCGTAGTGCAATGACATCCATAAAGGCACTACATATAGTAGTACCTTGAGTATATCACTGTAGGGTGAACTTATCGTCGTCTGTCAGACCATCAGCGCCCACCTTGGAGTTGTAAGCCTCCAGACCCTCAGCCAGACCGCCCAAGATGTTAACGTCAGGGGTCAGCTTAGAGATTTGGAACTTGTGGCGCTCCAGTAGTTTACCAATGGCGTTGTACAGCTGAGGGGTTCGCTTCTCAGGGTTCTTCAGGTCCATTAGCATCTGCTGAGCCATCTCAGTGTCTAACATTTCGAGGAACTTAATCAGGTCCATATGTTACTCCTTATAAGTCTGGGCGCTCATCTTTCATGAGTCACCTCTGTTTGCTTTCTTCCAGTCAATGATTTTGTCGACTACCTTGGCACCAATCTGAACCACTGTGTAGGCGATTGCCGCGACGTAGAACCACTCGTTGAGTGAGAGGCCCCAAAAGAGCCTCGCTACACCGTCAGCCCCAGCGACCCCCGCAATGGGAGCCGCCTTGATAACTTCGTTGTTGAAGTCTAGGGATAACATGTTACCTCCTGTTAGTCCCCAAGGTAGACCAGTCGGAACTCCTTGAGGTTCATGTTAATGGTCGGGTTGCTCACCGTAATGAGGACATCCATAGAGTTGGGCATGTCAGGGGTCGCCGTGAGGACAAGCGCAGGGGCGTTGGCCTGTACGTTAGTATCCTGTACGGTGTCCACTGTGGCGGTCTTAGAGTTAGAGAACTCAATGACTGGCTGCTCAGAGGCGTTACCACCAAAGGATGCCATACGGCGCACCTTAATGTCTACGTTGGAGCCTTTTGACCCGGCACCCACCTCAAACGTGAAGAACTGGTTTACACTGACAATGGCCCGCATGTTCACCGGAATCGGATACAGCACACGGAAACCAACGTCAGGCTTAGCCTTCATGTTCCTGTTGGTGTCCCAGCTCTGGAGCACCGTTTTGTCTTCCAATAGGAAGTTAATCGGACGAACATACACGGAGCGCTCGATGTAACCATTAACACGGTTATCGAGGAGTCGGGACAGACCGTCAACACCAGAGCCGAACCCGATGGAGTCAGGGACGAACTTTACAACACACGACTGGGCGTTAGTCGTACCGAAGTACACGTGGTACGTACAATTGGTCTGCGTAACGTTCTTCCATACGGAGAACTTAGAGCGCAGCGCCACAGCGTTATCGCAGTTGTTCGCGTGGATTCCATCAAAGACGTTCGGGTGAGCTTGGTCGTAGAAGATACCAGCCCCAGTGGTGTAGTACTCAGCCACGCAGGTCTTAGCGTTACCAATGCGAATATTACGGGTGACCGCTCCTTTCGAGTTGTTGACAAGGATGCCCTCAGAGGAGGCTGTACGGCCAAGGCTCGGGATGTCAATGTCATAGAACGAGCAGAACTCAGTGTAGTTCATTGAGCCGCCAGAACCGTGAGGTGAGCCATCAGCAATAGGTTTTAACTGACGGAATCGACCGATGGAGCAGTTCGTAGAGTTGGCCATAAACCCTGCACTATAGTACGTCTCGTAGTGGTTAGGCTCGACACACGTGATATCGTAGGCGTGCATGTTGTGGCAGCTTGGCGTAGCTGGTGGAACGTCAGAACCAAAGTTGATAATTTCGGTCCAGCCCTCGCCCCAAATGTTGAACACATCGCTATCCACAGCGTTGGCACCAGACACCGCATAGCCGCCCTTCAGGGTTGCTCCGTTAGGGTACGTTGCAACTAGGTACATATCCGAAACACGACACAGTCTACTCTGAACCTGTGACGGGTTGTCTCGCACATACTGTCCACGAGGAAGCTCAGTGAACGATGAGTTTACCACAGACCCGGTCGTGGCCCATGTGCCATCATTAAGGCACTGAATGGCCTTGTCTCGGTTCTGCTCGTAGCCGCTACCAATGATGAACCCACTACGGCTCTTGCGGGAATACAACGGGTCCGTAAAGTTCACGCGACAGTTAATGCCTGTACCACGGAACCAAGTGCGGTCGAACAGGAACACAGGGAACCCAATCTTATATTCCACAGGTGGCGTTGGGACGTCGATTACCGCCCCTCCAATCCGCTGAGCCTCAAGTGCTGCCCTCTGGAAAGCCGGATAGTCGTCAGCGACCCCGTCTCCTTTTGCCCCGAAGCGTAGCACTGATATTACTGGAATCTCATCGAATGCCTCTTGGATAGTGCGCCCATCCTTGAGCACACCAATGGTTGAGCCTTTCGGCTGGTTGAAGTCGTTCAGCATGTTGTCTCCTTATAACACAAATGATGCTAAGCGTGAGATGTTAACCACGCCAGTATGGCCAGAGATTCGCCACAGCGGTTTGCATTTAGCTGCCCCGGCTGGTGCGCGGAAAGTCCTTGTGGACGTGGAGATGAAGCGGTTGTTCCCCTCGGCGAAGTTAGGCAGCGAAGAGTTGTTAAACACTTCTCGCATGTTAATCGCAAAGGCTTGGTCGGTTCCGATTAGGTTGCCATCGTAGTCGAACCACTGGACACCAATCGTGCACTGGATGTTTCCGGTACTTGCTGCTGCCTGAATCGACATTGCTCCGCCAATCCGCTGGAACGTACTCACCGGAATGAAGCCTTTGGTGACCAGTGTGAAGTACCCGCCAGCGCCAGTCATTGCCAGTAACTTACCGGAAGTCCCTCCGTCCACAACCTCAGCCGAAAGAGCATTTCGCTCAGTGCATGTAAAGCGGGTCAGTGCATCCATTGTTGCCGAGCTGTTCACCAGCGTTCCAGTGGTCTCATCTGCAATGTCCCACCCACGGTTCTGGATGTACGACTTGTTAGGAATCTGGAAGTACGGGTCCTTCAGGTAGCCTTGGAGAATCAGCGTGGTCTCTGGGGAAGTCATGAAGATTTCCTCGGTATACGGGACAACCTCATGGCGCAGGTCCAGCCCGCTGATATACACAGGGGTAGACTTAGCGTCAATGTGCATTCGGCTAGGCGAGTTGGTGCCAGTCGTATTCGAGCGGCGACGCGGAAGTACCGTAGCGTTTGCGATAGTGATTGCCCTGTTGGACCCAATGAAGCCACCTTGAGGTGCATCCACCTTAACCCACAGGTTGTCAAAACCTTCGAAGTGGCAGCTGTTAAGGCCGACCTTAGAGTAACCCCAAGTCTCCGTCCCGTAGATGATGCTGCCGCTCGTAAAGTCGAACGAGCAGTTATTGAACGTTAGGTCCATCCCCGGAGTGTTCATCTCAACGTGGTTACGAGTTGCCCCGCCGAATACGGTATCGTTGAACACCATCTTCTCGCCAGAGTTGGCGCTAGTGGTGTACGGGAAGTACAGGTTCACCAGAGAGGTCTCGAAGTGACACTTGGTCGCTGTGAATAGGTACGTATTGGTGCTACCGAATGTCAACCCGTAGCGTACACCTGAGGTTGCCACAGCGTAAAGGCTGACGTTACGTACATCGCTCATGGCCGTGGTGTTACCAACAAACAGCCCGTCAACTTGGTTTGAACTTCCGTTACCCACCAGACGGAGAGTACCACCTACCGAACCTAAGTTCCAACCAGAGTGCTGGGTCGTGGAGATGCCAGTTACCTTGTTGGTGATTCGGATTACGTAGGAGTTAACCGGAAGAGATGCTCCGTTGATATTCACGTTACCAATTGCAACCACGGAGACATATGACGGTATGTCAATCTGCCTGTCAGTGGTGTAGTTACCCGCTGCAATGTAGATGGTCTTGCGGCTGTAGAAACCGACAGTTCTCACGTAGTTGTCAACGAGGTTAACAGCGGTCTGTAAGGCAAGGCCAAAGTTCGGACCGAACCACGCTACATCAATGTAGGACTCTTCTCGCTTCCACCGTTTACCGCCAGCTGTCACGAAAACAGTGTACCCGTCGTCCACAGAGGATGTGTCAGACTGGTCGTACACCAAGGTACCTCCAGACTTAGGACCCAGAGTAGGGCTAATCTCAGAGAGGACGATTCGCTGACCATCAATGACTGGCTCAATGTTTCGCAGGATAGTTGCGGACTTAACCCCGTTCAGGTAATCCTGCACAGTCAGGCCACTCTTAGTGCCAATCTGGCTGGCCCCATCTGGTGTCGACAGGAGGTTAGACAGCGGTAGTACACCCTCAGAGGTAACACACTCCACAAAGTCTCCAGCCTTGAGAGGCTTGACTAGGTGAATGGTCTTATCGCCGGAGTCGTAAGAGTAGTGGTAACCCACAGACTGTCTGTCCCCGTTGATGTAAATGGTAGGCACAGCGAACACTGGCCCCTCGCGGGTAATCAGGATGGAGGTCTCTCCACCATTGGCCGACCCATTGTTATACACCCAGTTGATTCCCTTGAGAGACGTGGTGTCATCTGCAAAGTTCTCAATGTAATCCTGAATGTCCTTCTCGGTCTGTTTGATTTCCGACAGGATGCCACCAGCTTCACCTAAGGTAGTGTCCAGCTGGTTCTTGTTGATTGCATCCGTACCTTCAACACCCGTAGCCAGCCGAACGATTCTGCGGTTACGGGCATCAAGGTTGCCAGCATCATCCTGTGGCATAGCCAGCAGTGCCGAGTCACGGGCTTCCTCTGCGATATGGGCAGACTGAAGTTGAGAAACGTTAAGGTCGGCTGCACGGAGAACTGAGCCGTCACTGAAGTCGACCACGCGCTCTGAAGCTGAGGTGAATCTGCGGATTTCCACACGGTCGAACCCGGTAGTTTCCACAAGGAGCTTCACTCTGGTCTTAGACACGTAGCGGTACTCAGTGATGTTACTCAGCAGTCTGCGGTTGTCGTCAGCTACCAGCGACACACGGACAAACTTACGGGACAGGTAGTCGAACGGGATGTCGAACTCAGTGGCCCCTACTGGGTACTGAATGACTGTTTTAATGTCTTGGTCCATTGTGACCTCCTTTAGTTGAATGAGAAGGGAAACCGTTGGGTCTCTCTATAGTGTGTCCTAATTAGTTAGGCTTCGGCTGTTGCTTGATGGTGACCCCGTTAGCCTCATAGATTTTCATGATGAGCTGCTGGGTCAGTGGGTCGTTCGGTACAAGCTCCTTGGTGGAGTTCATCAGGCCAGTCATGTAGTCACGCTCAGTCGGCTTGTTAGGTGCTGTAGCAACACCGTAGGCGTTCTTAGCGGTCGCAATGACGTTCCCTACGTAACCCAGAGCTGGAACCTGAGACCCCAAGTTGCCCGCAAGGTTGCTCGACTCAGCTCGACCTTTGGACGCTCCGTCTTTCTTCTGGAACTGTTCCTCCTTGGGTAAGATGGTGGAGCGCAGCATGTTGGCGTCTTGGAACCCAGCGGCACCTGCCATCATCGAAACGATAGACAGCGGGGCACCAGTGTGGGAACTTCGAGTCAACGCTGCATAGCCCAGCATGGTCGGGTTCAGGGCTTTCTTCAGGTAGTCCTTACGTTGAGACTCTTGGAGGCCGTAAGCCTTCACATGGGCCTGCATCGCAAAGTAAGTCCCAGCGATACCCAGAGACAACACGTGGGTCAACGCCATGTCGATAGCTCGGTTGTTCTTGTAGCCCTCGTAGAAGGACCGGATGAACTTAGCGTTGAGTGACTTGATGGTGAAGTTCTTGAACTGCATAGCCATCTTGACACCAGCACCGTACGCCTTGGAATCCTGCTGGGATACCTTGTGAGGTCTCAGCATGGTCTCGTCGGCAACCTTATCGGCAAGACGCCACAGGTCCATCGCTCTCGGGTCCTGACTAAAAGCCTTCTTGTCCTTGATGGTGAACTGGCCGTTATCGTCACGAGTCGCGTGGTCGACAAAGAGTTGCTTGATTCCCTTCCACTGCTCAGGACTGATAGAGGCAGCTTTGAGGAAGTTCTCTTTGCCAAACTTGGAACCCTTACCACCTAAGGCAGCACCAGCCACATCGCCGAGCACACCCTGACGGGCAGTGTCCAGAATGTAGTTAGCCGTACCGTTCAGCATCTTGGTCCAAGGGGAACGAGCCGACAGTTCCTGAGTGCCGAACTTAATGGTACCAATGACTGACGCCATGGCTCCACTGGTATCGGAAGCCTCACGGATTCGCTGTACGATGTCCTCACGGCCCGGACGGATTAACTGGTCGAGTTCCTTACCAAACAGCGCCCCATGGAGTTCACGGAGTTCACTACCGGACACTGGAGAGGTTCTGGTGGCTAGGTCACGCAACGTAGGGATACCGTGGAGCATCGCCTTAACGTTACCCTTGGCCAACATCCCAGCAATCTCTGTGAGGTTCTGCGGACCCATGTAGAAGTTCTTAGCGAAGAACGCTAGGTCGTTCAAGGTGCGCATAGCGGTCTCAAAGGCCGTATCGTTGTTACGACGAGCACGCCCAGTGAGAATCTTAACGGTGTCCTTCAGCGCTTCCACTTCACCCTTCAGTTGTCCCTTACGTTCGGCCCGCTTGTCTAACGCCATGATTTCGTCCTTGAGCTGCTGCGTGGTCTTACCGCTACCGCCCATGATGGAGATATCACCGTTAACTCGACGGTCGTACGCTGGGATAATCCGTGCCATATCGAAGTCCCTCAGGTCGTTGACACTGAAGGTCGACCCATCCGGTAGGGTAACCGGGAGGTCGCTGTCGAACATGTTACGGGCCTCAAGGAACGAGTTGTTCTCGATGCCGACCAGACCTGTGATGTTGTCGTCGATGACACTGGATGCCGTGAAGTCCTCAGTGTGGCTGATACCATACGCCTTATCCATAGCGTGCTTCTGGACCACCTCAGGTGTCACTTGGTCAACCGACTTGTAGCCGTTGAGTTCCATCAGGTACTCGTCGACACGTGCCTTGACCTCAGGGCGCACTCGGTAACTGGTGAGCCAGCTCTGAGCGATAGCCTGTTGGAGTCCTTCAGGTCCACCCAGCTTCTGAGTCATCAGCTCCTTAGCACCCCTGTCGTACACGTTAGGTACGTAGGTGCCCTTGTGACGACTACCGGGGAAGATGCTCACGGCGTTAGCGTTACCGAAGATACCCGGCTGTTCCATCAGTTCACGCTTGGTGTCGAAGTGCTCTTTCAGCAGGTCCATCACCTCACGTTCACCTTTGGTCAAATCAGCCTGTAACTCTGGGCGCTCAATCGCCAAGGCCGCACGCTTGTAGACTTCCTGACGGATGGCTCTGCGTGACATCTTCTGCTCGCCCACGGAGAACTCTGGGTCCTTCATGGCACGGTCAACAGCGTCATACAGTTGGTTGTACATCCGCTGGTCAGTAGCGTGGAGACGCTCGTGGATATCCGAAGCGGTAGCACCGAACTTACCACTAGACCCTGATTGCATCCCTGTAGGTGAGCGCACGAGGTCCTGAGCTATTGCACGAACACCAGCATCCTTGGACCCGAGGGTCTTCAGGCCAATCTCAGTGAACCCACCGAGTTTGATACCGGGAGCTGCACGCTCTGGGTCAATCTCTGCGAAGTCACGCTGAGTCCTTGGGTTAAGCGGGTTGGTATCACTCAGGATGGAACCATTGGCCAGAATCGCTGCACCCTCTTCGGTCGGGTGGTCAGCAAATGGAACACCGCTATGGTTCTGATCGAACGAGAAGTTCTCAGGAGGTAGCGTTGAGGTGTCGTGACCGCCAGTGTTGATGGCAGTCTCTCGTGCTTCCATACGGAGTGCTGGCCCGGCGAACTCATTCACAGAGTCTACTCCACGTGCCTTACGAATACCTGCGGCCACAGCGTCACTAAGGGCAGACATTCCTGCACCGAACAGTAATCCACCGAGTGCTGCATCAGCGTAGTGAGCTTCACCACCAGCTACCGACGTACGGATTCCCTCAGAGGCAACGCTGAGTGCTCCAGCCTGTGCGCCCACTCGCAGGGCCTTATTGACCACCTTGAGTCCCTTCCCAGCCACACCGACCAGCGGCACATAACTGAGCGGGTCTACACCAGCACCGACGATACCAGCAGCGAGTTTCGCACCAGTACCAGCCTCAGCGGCCCGTTGGTCAGCCTCGAAGTTATCCTTGGCCAGCTCGATGAGTGCATCCCAGTTCTCGCCGTCACCACCAGTCACCACACCGTAGTAACTCGGAGGTAACCCGGAGTCTCGCAGCTTCTGCAAGTCTTCCTTGGAGGGGACATAAGAGTTCCAGCGAGTCGGGGTCATCGTGTCCTTGAATACATCGTATCCATCGTCAGCACGCGCAGCACGGAAGGCCACACCCAGCGTGGAGTTCTGAATCTGAGCCTCAGCAGCATCACCGAAGCCGAAGAAGGTAGACCGAGCGTTATACTCATCGAGAGTCGTCCCTGTCTTCTCCCAGAAGTCCTTAGCGTACGGAGTGTTGGGCGCTTCCTGAGCTACACCCTCAATGTCGAACCCATGGGACTCCGGCAGTTCGGTACCCACCTTGCCAGCCTTGGAGATGCCCTTGAAGGCATCCTCTGCGGGAATCCCTTTACCCTTTGGGGTGATACCGCCGAACGCTTCCAGTGCGCCTGAGTTCGGACTCTTGGCCACGTCCAGCAGCTTGCGCATGTAGTTACGCCCTTCCTCCGAGATAGACCCGAAGTCTCCCTTGTCATACGCTTGGAGCTGAGGGGCCCCCGCTGGACCTTCCCCTTGGTTGTACGCTAGGGCCGCTTTAAGCTCATCCCCATTGTATTTCTTAACGAGACTGGCAAGCAGCTTAGCGCCAGCGTCAATGGCTAACTCCGGGTTGTAGCGCCCATCGTCATCACCATCGGTCACGTTAAGGCCCATAGCGCGGGCCGTGTTGCGGGTGAACTGCATGATGCCCTTAGGGCCAGTCTTAGAGACGGCCTTAGGGTTGAAGGATGATTCGTTAAACGATAACTTACGCAGGAGGTCATAGGAGACCCCATGAGAGTCTGCTGCCTTCTGGAAGATGCCATCGTAATCGCTAGGTTTGGACTTATCGTAGCTCATGTTGTCTCCTTAATGGTTATTGGTCACCACCTCCATAGATGAACTTCGGAGTGGCTTTACGTTTCGCACGGACACGCTCACCAGCGGCCTTACGGGCCTGAGTGGCTGCGGAGATAGGTGCACGCTTGGTTGCTTCCTTCAGTGCCTTCTCTTCGGCTTCCTTGGCCAGTCGCTGCTGCTGTTCCTGATAGGTGCGAGTCAGTAGCTCCTTGTCGTAGCGGATGCGTACAGTGCCAGTGGTGTCCATCATGTAGATAGAGTCACCCTGCTGGTACATCGTCAGCTGCTTGTTGGTCACCCAAGGGTTAGCCGCAATGATTCCCTTACGAGCTTCTTCGAGGATATCGCGGCCCTGCTCCCAGCTCTTGGGGTCATCACTGACCTGTAAGATGTTCTTCGGGATAATACCAATGGTATCACCATCCACGTCATCGCCTTTGAAGGTCACAGTGGATTCCTTGAGGAACTTGTCGGTCTGCTGCATCGCCATGTCGCTGTTGCCTGTTCGGTACTTGACGCTGTCGTAAATCTTACGGGCCATACCATCCAGACTGGCCGGAATGCGGGACAGCCCGGGAGACTCTGAGTTGTTCTTCAGGGACGCCCACGCCTTATCGTCCTCGTACTGCATCTCCTTAGTGAGACTGCGGCGGGAACGGTCAGCGTCGATGAGAATCTGCGGGTCAATGCCCTGCTTATCCATCATGTCCATCGTCAGGAACAGGTCAGCCTTGTCTGGGTACAGCGCAGCGAAGAGGTCCGGGTCGGTGTTACGCATGGTGCGCAGTTTGTTCAACGCCGTGGTATCCTCAGGTAACTTACCGTTAATCACAGCGGCAGACCACTCAGACCCAGCATCGGTTACCATCTGGCCCACAACGGTACGGAAGGCTCCACCCTCTGAGTCTGCCCGTAGGTAGCTCAGCTTCATGCGGTCCTTCTGTTGCTCCGTGAGCTGCATCTGGTCAATCTCAGCCAGCTTACCGTTAGCGTAGTTCACCATGTCACTGTGCGTGAACTCTCCGGTGTTCTCGTTGGTCGGCATGTCCTTGTAGCTGGTGGACACATACTGACCGCTGATACGCTTGGTGAACTGCTGGTCGATGACCTGATTCTTGTTGATGGTCTTCTGACGCTTGTCCATCTCTTTGGCTGCTGCTTGGGCCTCCTGACGGAAACGGGCCTGCATCTGCTCCTCAGCCTGAATCAAGCGCTCACGCTCTGGGGTCATCTGCTCACCGGGCTGAAGGCGGTCAAGTTCCGCTTTGGCACCCTGAAGCATCTCCCAGCCCTTGCTGGTGTCGTCTTGGTTCAACGCACTGGTAATCCCAAGGCGGAAACCTTCGGACAACTTAGCGTCATTGTCGAACTGAGTCGACTGGGCCTTGACCATCAGGGCGTTCCACTGCTCCTCTCCCATCAGCTCCTTATAGGTCGTAGTCTTACCGTTAAGGGTGACCGGGCGGCCCTCAAGGCTCTGGAGGAAGTTGGTAGCACCCGGACGTTGGATGACGTCGTTAAGGGACCCGATGATGACCTGCTGTGCCTGAGCGTCGCTTGGGATACTTCCGGTCTTAATCGCGTTGTCAATGTAGCGCTGGAAGAACTCACCTGACTCTGGACGGGCCAGAACCTGTGGGTCTTTAAGCACGCCTGACAGCTCAACCTTCGAGGCCAGTATGGCACCCTTCTGGGCTTGCTCGCTCAGGAAAGTATCGTGCTTACCATACAGAGAGATGTTGCGCTCGGTGATGTTCGCGTTGAACCCTCTCTGGAACTCAGAGTCCTCAGGGTTAATCATGAACTGTTCAGCGAACTCATTGGCACCTTCGGTCAGTCGTTTGTGGCGATACTCTTCCATCTCAGCACGAGTACGGAACTCACCGTTCTGAACGCGCTGTGCCACTTCGTCGTCAATGAGGAACGCAGCGTTACGACCAGTCTTGAACCGTAGGGCCTCCATGGCGTACGGGTCATCCTGATACAGCAGGGTCCCGTTCTTGATTGCCTCTCGGCGCTGCTCTGGGGTCAACTTACGGATAATCTCATCGGACCGCTCCTCAGCTTTATCTCGCTGGCGCTTGTCGTATGCATCCGCTGCCTCACCCATCGCTGCCCCAAACTTCGCCAAGGACTGCACTAGGTTGGACTGGCGGACACCTTCCTGTTGAATGGTTACTGGGCGATACTGCATGGACGCTGAGCCACCACGGATACGAGTAGACCCGGCCTGCGGTAATTGGCCCAACGCTTGTTCTAATTTACTAGCCATTACTTACCTCCTACCTTAGTGCCTTTGGCCTGACTGATTGGGGCCTTGGTGGACTTGCTGTCGAACGCACCAGAAGCATATGCGGATGCTGCCTGTGAACCCATCATTGCCAGAGGGTCGAGCACCTGTTCCAGTTTGGATTTACCTTTGGTCTCAGCTTTCTGCATGGTCTTGACTTGGTCAATAGTTGACTCAGAGTTACCAAGCTGCTGAGCGAACAGTGACGCATAGTCTCGACGGTAGTTATCGGTGACCGCGTTGGCCTCCCGAATGAACTTGCCCTCCTCGATTCGACTGATACGTTCCATACTGGCTCCCTCAAGGTTTCCCTCTCCGATTGCCGCACGGATTGTACCCATGGCCTGAACCTTATCGAGATTCTTAGCGGTCAGGTCCGCACTGGCTTCTTCCAGCTTCTGCTTCTGCTCAAGGCTGGCGTTAGCGTTCTGAATGTTTGACTCTTTAATCATCTGGGCAGACTGTCGGCGCATCTGGTCATTCTGAAGGCCAATCATCTTGGCTTCATTACGTGACTGACCGATAGCTTGTACTGCCGTCATTGCGATAGGAATAGCTGCCATCCAGCACATAGTTATCTCCTCGTTATGGTGAACAGTTGGAACTTCCCACCCTGAGTGTACTCCTCATGGAATACAGCACCGATGGACTTAAGGAACCGCTTGTGGGGACCGTTACCGACCCACACGAAGTTCCACAGGGATGGATAAACATTTAATAACATGTCCCTGTACTCCATGATTCTCTCACGGAACTCCAGCTTGCCAGCCCTGTCGAGTCTCCACACTTGGTCGCTCGTGACGAACCAGCACTGGTCTCCGCAGTGTCCACCTATAGCCAAAGGAAAACCATCGTGGTCTAACGTGACACACTCAGTAACCGCTGGGAACGATGGTTCTATACCCATGGCCTGTGCCTCAAGTACGTCATGGTAGGCCGGGATGAATAACTCGAAGTCATTACTTACAGTGTTTCTAATGTACATGCTTTAAGTCCCCTCTTAGTGTGGTCTCCCTATAGTGTGCCCTAATTGAGCACACCATAAGGATTCCTTCAGTTAAATACCGTTGGCACGTCTGCTGTAGTTGCCCTCCCAGCCACACCCAATGATTGACACCGGGGAAGCGTTGAAGGAACTCAGGGACACCTTCTGATACAATGCGTTACCTGTCACCGGGAAACGATACTGACCAGTAGTTGTGGCCTTCTGGCCCAGACGTAGACCCGTAGAGCCGACTCTGGCGTTGACCAGATAGTTGAACTCACGGTTGCCATTCTCGACACTCACAGTGAACGCACCAGTGTCCTGATAGTTCACCCACGCCCTGCGCAGCTGTAGACGACCAGAGTCCTCAGTGGACGTTGTGCCATCATTCTGCTCCTGCTTAATGAGGAACCGACTGAACACATATTGGAAGTCGTACAGGAACCCAATGACGATATCCTTGTCGGAGATGTCACCGCTAATGCGAATGTCTGGGGTCGAATCCCAAGAGTCACCCATCGGCTCATACTCAGTGATTTTACCGTCACTCTCGCAGATTGCCACCGTGCCCTTCGAGAACGATGCACCGTAGATGTCCTTGACGTTCACTACCGTCTGGTTGGTCTCGATGTCGTACGCAGTCTCTGAGATGTGGTATGACCGCTTGGCATCCACGTGGAACCTGTAAGGCTCGAACGGGAAGTCAGTCGACTCCTTCTTAAAGTCCACAGCAGCTATCCACACGTTGTAGGCGTTCCGCATCAGCAGGTACATCGTTGAGTTGATGCAGTTTGCGGCCATCACCTCCACACCATCTCCGAAGTCCCAGTGGGACCACGACTGCTGTCGAATGTTCTCGTCCATGTAGAGGAACTTGTAGATGAACACCTTGCTGGGAGCACCCTTGGTCAGCACACACGCGAAGTTCTCCGTACCAGACCCGTTGATACTGTACACACCGTTCGGGATGTAGTTAGGGACGTGGGCCGTCATGTCCTCTGCGTTCTTCACAGAGCTTACATCCTGTACCGCGTAGTAGCGCATGATGGACGTAAAGGAGCTGCGAGGAGACGCATAGTAGATGTTCCTGCCGATACCGTAAGGACGCGCACGGTCTGACACATCGAACTGAGTGGTCAGGTCCAGCTGTGCAGTCTTAGCGGATAACACACCGTTGGCCGACAGAACGAACTGTGCCTCGTCAGACCATAGCAGCAGCTCCTCTGCGAAGCTCACAGCGTACTTAAGGACCGACACACGGTTATGGCTCACGGCAACATCTAGCGGGTCATCATCCGTATAGTTGGCCACTGACGGCGGGTAGAACTCAAAGTATTTACTGGTGCGGGAAAGCACGATGTTCTCCCCAGAGATGAACCCTAAGCGGTTCCTGAAGAAGAACACATCGGTTATCGTTGAGTTAACAAAGGACGGCTGAGGGTTAGTGTCGTCGTCACCAGCACGTCGGTCCTTCCAATCGTGGTACCCGAGGTCAAAGTTACCGTCAGCTGCACGCACCAGAGTCCAAGGCATCGTGTGATACTCAAGGCCGACCGAGATGTTCCAGCCCACGGTTTCCTTCCAGACCTTCTGCGAAGCGTCATACTTCACGTAATACTGGTCGGCAGTCTTGGAGGTGTCGCCAACAATCTTCACCGTGTACCCATCTGGGGCGTTCAGTGGTAACTTAGAGAAGCTCTGAACGTAGTGGGTCACCGGGTTAATCAGCTGGTCAGCGTAACCGTCCCTCGTCTGGAACTCATCGAGAGTTACCCCAGCAGGTGCGATACAGTGGATATAACCAGTCCCCACGTTGAAGGTCCACGTTGGGTGTGCCACACGGAGTAGGTCAGCGAGTGCTGCTGCAATGGCCTGTGCGTCAACCTTAGGTGGGTCTTCTTTAGCGTTGTCACCCGGAGGGAGCTGGTGGCTCACCCACACACCGTTAATGTTCACTTCGAGCTTACGACCATACTGGCCACCACGGACGTTGACAATACCGTCCACGTTGTCCCTGAAGGTACCACCGTTGGTCACGTTCTGGTTCTCGCGGACCTGTCGGGTACGGTTAACGATGAACGTGTAGTCGGCCACGGTTATCATCCGCAAGTTATCCTTAGGGTTGACTACGGAGATATACGAGCGGTCACCTCTGACTTGGTACTCATAACCGGACAGGTCGAACACCCGTACGTCATTCCCGGTGAACACAGCGTAATACTGCTCGTATTCGTCACGGTTGATGAGGTGAATGTACGGGTCTTCCCCAAGGTACCCACGCGCTCCCAAGGACTTGATGAACACCATAGGTGGTCGCTTCTGGAGACCCTCAGTCTCGGAGGACCAACCGTTGACCTGAA